GATTAGATATTTATCTCAAGTAGGAAAATATAATTTAGCCGATGGGGATTATTCAGGATTTGATGGTAAAGTACCTGCACAATTAACAGAGGGTGTTTTAGAAATTATCGAGGATTATATGGCTGGATCAGAAGAAGATAAAAGAGTAAGAAAAGTATTATTTGAATCAATAATACATTCATATGGAATTAATGATGGAATATTGTATCAAAAACATAATGGTAATCCATCTGGATGTTTTATAACTGCATTATTTAACACTCTTATAAATGCATTATATATTAGAATATCTTATCTTGCATTAGCTAGACAATTTGATATCAAATACGCATCCATGGTTTATTTTCGATCATTAGTTAGAGATAAAATATTCGGAGATGATTATGTATTTTCTGTATCTAATGAAATAGCTTCCTGGTTTAATCAAAATACTTTTGCCACATATATGAAACAATTTGGTTATGAAATAACAGATGCAACAAAATCAAAGGATTTAAGTATTAAAAACATAGAACAAATATCATTTCTTAAAAATAAAGTAGGATTTTTATATAATACATATGTTCCATTATTAGATTATAATACAATTACAGAATCAATATATTGGTATAAAACTAGTATATTACCACCAATAGAAGCTTATCAACAAATACTTAATAGTATATCTCATTTTTTATATTTTTACGGACAGAAACAATACAATGATTTTATGAGAATTGTTCTAAAATGTGCGAATGAGAATCAAATAATTCTACAACCATTAGAGTGGTTTTATTTAGATTCTTATTTTAGAACAAAGGGGTGTTTCGCAGACTTGGATAATTCTCTTTATGCCAAAGCCCGTGTTAAGATCGATCCTCTTAATATTGAGTCGAATCCACTTAGCATACAAATCAAGATGGAGAAAAACAATTTAATAACAGACGGACAACAAGAAGGAGAACATCACATGTTAATTCAGAATGATCAATTAGAAGCTAATTCTAATGTAGCAACTACAAAGGCAGGTATTACAATATCAGAAATGTCAGAACCACATATTATAGCTAAAGATTATGGTTTAGCATCGTCTTATATAGGGCGAGCTGAATCCGTAATGAATGAACCAGCTATGAGTGTTGAAAAGTTAACTGGTAGAATGACATTCGTTGGAACATCTCTATGGGATACAACAATGGATACTGGAGATATTATTGCTCAATATTCTATACCACAAGATTTATTAGTAAATTTAGCAGTAACAGAACCTTTTAATTTATTTCAATATTGGAGACCACAAGGTAATATAGCTTTTAATGTACGAGTACAAGTAAATGGAAATAAATTTACATGTGGAAATCTAATAGCAGTGTTTGTACCATATGCTTCACCATCACAATGTGAACCTATGTTATCAGATATAATAAATTTGACTACATTACAACATCAAATTATACCTGCAGCAACATCAGGAATTGTGGAACTTGCTATTCCATTTACTAATCCAAATTCATGGTTTCAGTTACAAGGAGATATACCAATTGGAACATTGACAGTTATGGTTTATAATAAATTACAAACTTCTACAGATTTTGTTCCTGTATTAGAAGCCTTAACTTGGATGAGTGCAATAAACCCTATATTTAAAGTACCTAGAATTACATCACCTAAAACATTTATTCAATATAAAAGTAAACAACAATACAAAGAAAATAATTTAACTATAAAGGAAGAAATAGAAGATGATATTTGTATATTAGGAAAAACAGATGTATTGGAGATTTTAAAGGATAAACTCAAACACAATCCAGCTTTATATAATACTGTACGTAGAGAAGTAGAATTAGTAAAACCTCAAATAAAAGATAATATTTCTACAAAAATAGATTCATCTAGAGGTAACGCATCAACAGTTAATATAAAATCTGATACAGCTAAAACATTTTCACCTAACGTAACAGAATTGAATAAAGTTATTACAAAACATGCAATAGATCAAAGTACATTCCCAGAATTACCTATATCAGAGAAAGGAACAATTCCAATGGCACAATCAAGAGCAAAAACTTATGATGGTGGAAAAGTGCCTCATTTTGGTGATCCTGTCACTAATTTAAAACCATTACTTACAAGATACACTCATTACCAACGAGCATTTTATGAAACAGTAACATTAACTGCTAATCAAATCAATGGTGTTGCTCCAGTGATATTCCAATCTGATCCAGTAGTTGATATTTGTGGATTACCAAATGATTATGGAGGTACTGGATTAATTTCACATTATGCTGCTATGTATAGATTTGGGAGAGGATCATTACGATATAAGTCAAATTTTTATGTAAAAGATAAAAATTTAGGATCTCCCTTTACTATAACCAGAATTGAAGTTGCAGTATTACCAACATGTGTTCCAGTAGGAGGTTTGGGAGATAATTATTTTGAACCATATTTTGCTACTTCAGGAGCTACTACAGGTGTACCTTCATCACCACCTTTAGCTTCAGTTCAAAATAATAATACATTAGAATTTGAAATACCATATTTGTCACAATATAATGTATGGGTAAATCCAATATATCCTTCATTAGATGCGACAGAATATACAAGGGAATCAAGAATGCAACAAATAGTTTATGCTGTATATATACAACCTTTTTCAGGATATACTGGTACAACAGCCGCATTCTGGTGGGATCAATTTTTAGCATTAGGAGATGATTTTAGATTTGGTGTATATACTGGAAAACCTGTTGCTAAATATTCTGCATTAGGAGTTAACCATGATATAGCCAATTCTTTTTGGATTCCATTTACAGACACAAATCTTAAAATTAAAATACCAAAAAATCTTAATAAACCAGATAAGGAAATAGTATCAGTCAAACCACAAATTTTCGAAGAGTTAGGAAAAGATTTAGGAGGAGAATTGGATAATATAATAAGCGAAGTATTACCAAAAGAAATTGTAACTGACATAGTTGGTTTCATTGGATCAATGGATAAACCTAATGATAGTAATAATCCAGGAGTTATAGTTATAAAACCAGAACAATATTTAGCACATTCAACTAATATAGAACATATACCTAGATTATCTTTAAAACCATCTAGTCAAAGTTTGTGCGATCCAGAGCATTTCGCTACCAATGCTGATGAAATGTCAATGGATTTCTTACTCAAGAAAAGATATTCAAGACCTTTTGTTAGAGAATGGTCAACTACTCAAGCTAAAGGTACAATCCTATTACAATATCCAATAGGCCCAATGATGTTACCATATATACAATCAACAATTGGTATCGCAGATGGAACAACATTCAATGCAACATTATTAGATTATATAGCTAAACCTTTCTCATATTATCGAGGAGGTATGGTAATGGTTGTGGATGTTATTTGTACTATGTTTCATACTGGAAGATTATATTTAGGATATTATCCTAATTTATCTACTGATGAAGTGCAAACAATAGCCACAGATGCTGCTGCTACATCAACTTATGGTGTTCAAATAGATTTAAAAGATGGATTAGGAAGAGCAAGAGTAGTATTCCCATACTTAGCCCCAACTCCAGTAAAACCAATTTATAATGGACTTAAAAATGGAGATTTTGTTTCACAATGTTTCCTTGGATTTTTTCAATTACGCGTATTAAATAAATTGGTAGTTCAAACAGGATACTCACCTGTGGTAGATATAAATATTTATACATGTGCCGCAGATGATTTTGAATTATACGCACCCAATATGACGAATGGTCAAATCGTCAGAACTTTAACACCAATAACATAAATTGACCACCAAACATATTTAATCAATTAAACATATTTAATCAATTATTTAATCATATTTAATCAATACAACATATTTAATCAATCATTTATTAATAATTTATAAATTTTAGAAATAATATAATATAGAATTGCCGATGTAAACATATTTAGAGTTACACTGCAAAAACTTTTCTTTTTAGAAGTCTACATATATCACTAATGAGGGTATATATGTCTTACTAGTT